ACTTTTTCACCATCTTCTTTATTGTCCAAAACTTTTTTAATATTGTGAAGACAATCTTTAAGTGGTTGAGGCCCTGGTGCTTTACCACCTGAAGTTACCAATCTAGCACCTTTTGGGCGGATATCTGAAAAATCAAATATTGGTGTTGATGATTTACCACCAAAATAAGATTCCATAAGTACTTTAATAGCATCAGCCCATCCTTCAATAGAGTCACCAATAAGGTATCTTCTAGTTCTATTTGGGTTTGGTTTTTTAATCTCTGGTAATCTATCAACATGATGTTTTTGTACCGAATAACCAACACCTGTACCACCTAGTAAAAGAAACATGGTTTCAGCAAAAGCGTCTGTGTGGTCAATTGGCATATATGCACAATTGTAAATTCTGTTAGGAGAAATTTCAATTGGCTTACCACCAAACTGTAAACTCCTCATTGATGGTAAAACTTTTTTATCGTAAACAAATTTATAGACTTGTTCAATTTCTTCTTTTAGGTGTGGGTATTTTTTTTGGTGCATCTCTTTGTTTCTGGTCACCAATTCTTCCCAGGTTTCTCTTCTGTTTAATTCTGGAATATACTTTGCGTATTTCATGTGGACGGTGATGTCCGAGAGTATTTTACTTGAAATCTCCATTTTTTTAATTTTTATTAAATTTAGTAATTATTTTCCTTTTTGTAACTCTTTTGCTCGTTGAATTCTTTCACGAACATGACTTTCTTTTCTTTCTTCTTGTTTCTTTTCGTAACCCAAGAATGTTTGTGAACTTTCGGTATCAATGTAAACTTTTCCATTATCAAATGTACAGTCATCAAAAATGACACCATCTTTACCAAAACGTGATTTTAAGACAGCAATTGTTGCTCTACCAGATTCTTTTTGTGGTAATGTTCTGGCGATTGACATGATAAAATGTCCGATTTGTGCCTTTTTAATGGAACCACCCATTTGGTCTCCTGTCACAACATCAGAACTAATTGAACTTCTGTTACCTTGAACTGCGGTCCAACCAACAATTCCAAATTCACTTAACATGGATTCAAAACCACGCATAACATTGCCTTCACCCGACCATTCATCAGAATAGACTTTGGTTGATTGGACGCAATCTATGTAATCTAAAACTATTAAATCTGGTTTAAATCCTTTTGAAATTTCATGTCTGATGAAAGATTTTATAGCTTGCACTGTTACACCCTCAGAAGAAAACTTTTTAATTTTTAAATCGTTTTTTTTATTTAAAGTGACTTCTTTGTGTTTTTGTAAAACTTCTTCTTTTTTATCAGATAACTCATTTAAATCAATACCAGTCCAACATGCCAGATGTTTTCTTTTAATAACATCTGGCATGTCTTCAAAAACTATTTGTAAAACATTATAACCTAAGTTATAAGCTGTGTTAGAGATTTTAGTTAAAATAGTGGTATTGTGCGTCAATATGTAATCGTCAGTAACATACAGATGGTCTTCATTTTCTACATATATACACTGAGCTTCTTCTTCATGTGAATACTTAACATCAGTTATAAATTTATTTTTTCCATACTTATTTCTGTATTTAAACTTAGATATTTTTCTGCCACACAATGATGGGATAATTCCATTATTTGGGAAACTTATTGTCAATGTGTAAGATTTTTTTATAGACGTATGACCTTTATACAAGTATTTAACGTTTTTTTCTTTAACAAGACAAGTACCACCTAAAGACAATACTAAATTTCTAACATCACACATTAATTGTTCTGAAACTGTTGAATACCCTATAGAATTTTTATCTATCCAACCATCAGTATCTATTAGACCCTGTAAAAGTTTTTCTCTAACCCAAACTGAATTATATAAATAATTTTCTGGTATAAATTTATTGTGACTATTTGTTTTAAATAAGTTTAAAGATTCAAATATGGGTCTAGCTTTTAACAATCTAACACGTTTTATAGATTTAGTTTTAACTAAAGTGTTATCACCATTATCATTATTTCTAAAATATTCTTTTACCGATATATTGTTTTCACCGTAAAACTTTGAAACATTGTTTATTATATCATTGTCTTTGGTGTCAAAACACATACTTTCGTTTAAACATCCATCACCTAACATCACACCTAAAACATAAGGATCTATTGGTATGTTTTGGAAGTCAAAATTAATTGGCTTTATTTGTGGTATTAAATAATTTTTAAAGTTTTGTTTTTTTGTTTTAATTTCTAAATTGTCTTTTATTTTAGATAAAGGTAAAACTTCAAAATTGTGGTTAGGTGACCACATACCTTTAATTTTTCTGTTTCTCCTATAAAATTTATTTACAGCCCATAAATGTTCCTCATCGCATTGTGTTTTAGTTCCGTCAGAAAAATAAACATCATATATAGGTCTAACACCTTGTGGATATACACCTAAAACTTTTTGTTTATTACCATCAGAACCCATAATGTAGTCACCAATTATTATATCACCCATTAACTTCCATCCATTCGGTGTTAAAATTTTAGCAGACATTGGTTGAGCTTTTCCTGTTCCGTATGGGGCCAAAACCACACCTAATTCACCTCTTGATAAGCCACCATCTGTTAGTTCATCTATACCACTTATTCCCGTAGGAATTGGATGTCTAAAATCCTTTTCTAGGACGGATTCAATATTCTCATTGATGGATGTACCGTCATCTTTTTCAGAACCAACAGAAAGTGCGTCTTTTAATATTTCAGCACATTTTTCATAACTTTCAAAATCACCGTTATCAATGATTTTATTTATTTTTTCATTTGCTTTTTTAAGTTCTTGTTGTCTACAAAAATTTAATGATTTATGTTGTACAAACTCCCAATCATTAACTTCTAAAGTGTTAATTTTTTTTAACATCTCAAAAACGTAATCTTGGGTAACTTTGTCTTTAACTTCTATTTTTAAAATAGTTTCTAAAGTATCTATTGCTGGTATTTTTTCATATTTCTCGTAATAGTCTTTTACTTGAGCCACTATAAGACGAAAATATTCGTTATCAAAGTATTTGGCGTGAATTATATCTATAATTCTTTCAGCGAATTTTTTGTTAGCCGGATGTAGAATTTGATTGATTAATTCTGTTTGAAATTTATAACCTAAGTAACCTAATGTAACGTTTTTTGTCATGATAATGTTGTTATCTATAAATAGATTGAAAGCCTTCTTAGTTTAAAATTCCACAGAAATTTTTTCTTCACTTAAAGCTTCTTGAATATGGTTTATAATTCTAGGAATTAAATCTCTAATATCAACGCTATAACGTACTCTATGAGGATAAACATTTCCAGTAAACTTTCTTGTTCCAACCATTTTTTCATCTATTCTAATTTCAAAATCGAAAATGTCTTCTTTTTCGTAAATAGGAGTTCTATTTATTTGTTCTACGTCTTGTATACTGTACGGGTTGTATTGGTTCCAGAGGTAATCAATAGATTTATCTTTTAAATCTTCTTGTACCATTTCAACACATTCATTAATACAGTACATCAAGTTAATTGAGTTAACAATTTTTGGGTTAAAATTCTTAATGGCGAAATACCGTTGACAAATTATTTTGCCGTTTATACGAAGTATAAATTCAAATTTTTTCATTGTTTTGTTTTTTTAAAGTTTGTTTTTTCTTTTTTGGTTAATTTAATGAAAGGTTCTAAGAAGTTTACATATCCATTTTCACCACCCGGTAAAACATACATAACACCATCTTCAAACATCATTTTTAAAACATTTTTGTGGTTTCTACCATCGGGGTTTAAGGGTAAGTTTATCAAATTTAAAACCTCTTCTTTAGCTTCATTAGTCAATAACGGCTGATGAAGATCAACGATGATTTTATTTATTTCATAAACATTACCTTTATGTGTTCCCTTGGTTTTCCCTTCAATAATTGCATCAAATATCTTTAATTTTTTTTCTTCTTTCAAGCTCTTAGTCTTTTCAAAAATCTCTTCTAAAGTTACTTTTCTTTCTTTTATTTCAGGGAAATGATTTATGAGTGTTGTTTCTGATACACCTTCAATGCCTTTTATATTGTCAGTAGTACACCCTTCTATTATTTTAACTAATGTCGCATTTTGATAATGATGGTCAAAATACCAATTATAGTTTCCAATACCTAGTAAAGTTTTTTTATCTGCCAAATAAAGGCAAATCTCTTCAGATATTATCTGACAAAGATCTCTATCATTTGTGTATATTATAACTTCCTCATTTTCTTTTTTATTAAGAGCATAAAACGCTATTAAATCATCTGACTCACAGTCAGGGTTTTCATATTGACGAAGAAATAAATCTTCAGCGTAAGCTTTAACTCTTAATTTTTGAATTTCGTAGTTTTGGTCAAAAAATTTAGGTCGATTGTTTTTATATTCGGGATAGTAATTTAGACGTAGATAACCACTTCTTTCACCATCCCAAAATATAATAACTTTATCAATTGTTAACTCAACAACTAATTTTCTAAGTGTGGCGTAAAATTGATAAATGCCACCGACATGAGTTTCTTTATAAAAAAGATTTTTAGCTCCGTTATAAGAACGTTTCATTAAAACGTTGCCATCTACAAGTAAAGTTTGTGTTTTTTGGTTTCTCTTAACTACTTTAAGACCTGTCATCATCCATAAAATTAAATGGTTTGACAATTTTTTTTTCTTCGGTTAATTCATCACATAATATATGCATATTACGTAATTCATTCATCGTATTTTCAGTAGGTGTAGATTCCAAATACATTCTAACCATATTATGTATAATGGATTCCATTTCTGTAGATGCGATACTAGATACAATCTGTTTATATTTATCCCAATCGATTTTCATTATTCCATCTCCCCAAACATTTGGAAATCAGTTGCCTCTTCTTCTTCCAAAGAAAATTCTGCAGTGCCTGAGATTCCCAATTTTTCTTTCCAAAATTCTGAATATTGTTTTTTGTAATTTTCTATAGATTCAATAGTATCTTCAATATAACCGTGTGGTACTGCAATTATTTTACCATCTTTATATCCCAAACCGTTTACATGGTTTTTAAGAACCGAAATTTTAGTTCTAATACCGAAACCAACTTTTCGTTTATCTTTTGTTGCCATGATATGTGAAATACCTGATTTCTTTTGATTACCAAATAAGAAAACCAATGTTGACGCTAACCAAATTGCTTCACCACCTTTAGCTTTAATTTCTGCCTGACCAAAAGGGTTATCCGGTAGGTCAACCCAAGGTTGATTCACTATTACTAAGCTATTTTCGTATGGGTAATCTTCTTTTTTAGATTTAGCAATACGACCACTAATACCCAATCCAATTTTATCGGATAAAGCTGAAGCGTTATGCATTTTACCACCTTTTCCTTCAAAAGTCATTTTACAAGGTACGGAACCAACTGAATCCCAGAAAAAAGCCAAACTATGTGGTAATTCACCTTTTTCCTGTAGATTTAAAAGTTCATTCATGTAATCTGTAATTTCTTCGATATAATCAAAATCATCACGGAAAAGGAAGAATCCGTCCCACTCACCTGGGTTAGCCTCTTTAGCGTCTAATCCCATTAATTGAGCGTGACCAAAACTCCATTTCTTTTCGGTGATAATAAAGATTGGTAGAATACCATTTTGTTGACACCAAATAGCAGATTTTAATAAACCTGTTGTCTTTCCAGTGTCAGAATGTCCCAAGAAAACATTTAAATGTCCAAGAGCAGGACCAGGAACACCTGTTGCTTTTTGGAAGGCCTCACCCAAGTCGATAAATTTGTCAGCTTTATATTTAGTTTTTGTACTAAACTTATCCTTCAAACTATCAAGTGAGAATTCTTTTTTACCTATTGCTTTCTTTGTTGTAGACATAATTTAATTTATTAAAATGGCATTTCATCATCATCGTCAGCCTCATCTTCAACAGCTCGGGCTTTATATTTAGCACTTGTAGTACTAGTTTCTTTCTTTACAGTTTCTTCACCTTTAGCAACAAACTTTTCTAATTTTTTATCCCATACTGGTGTGTCACCGTTAGCGATAATTTCTAGATAATCTATCGGTGAAGCTTTATAAACCGTTTTCCAAGTAGTTTCATCTTTTACCCAAAGATTTGCTTTGGTTTTATCTGAAGTTAGCATTGAAGGGTCTTCGGCCATGATGGAAGTTACTTTTGTATTATTCTTATCACCACGACCCAACATAATAACCAAATCACGACCTTCTCTTGGGTCGGAAAGATCTCCTTTTTTGGTGAATAATGGAATCATTTTATCTAATTCTCCTTCACCTTTGTAGTTGTGTTTAAAACGCCAAATTTTAATCCCATCTTCTTCTTTAGCTCTGTCGATAACACGAGCCAAATAAAATTTAGAAGCTTTATAAGACCTCGCTAATTTTTTATCCTCCTCATTACCTGTAGATTTTAAAGCTTTTTCAACTTCACACAATGGACAGGTTTCACCATCATTGTGTTCTCTACAATAAAGTTTTCTCCATTCTCCGTTTACTTGTACTACGTGAAAATAACCTTCTTCAAAAGGTGAACCACCTTTTGTTTTGGAAGGCATAAGACGAATGGTTGTTTCACCATTTTTTTCACCTTCTTCCAGTCTTGGGTTAAAGTATTTAGAGAAATCAGGACCATCAAATGATTTTCCACTTGAGGCACTTTTGTTTTTTTCGTACTGGGACATTATCGCCCCTAAAACATCATTACTCATTTTACATTTTTTAAATTGTTAAACATTAAATTACTTATTACAAGTATAGTTAAAAATAAATTATTGTCAATAAAAAAGGGGATTTTTTATATCCCCTTTTTATTTTTACTCATCAGCTTCTTTAGGTTCATAACCCGTCCAATCCGATGCTATACTATATATTCTATCGAAATTAAGATCTGGGTTAGTTTCTTTTAAATGATTAGCCAGTTTCATTGTATCGTCTTCATTGTCCGCATCGTACTCCCAACTTCTGCAATTAGATTTTAAATAATCACTTAATTCTCCAAAACTTTCTATTAACCTCTTTTTTGATTTTGACTCTGGCATAAAAGATTTTTTAATATCTGTTGAACTATAATCTTTAGCTTCTTCTGGGTTTAACTTCCAAACTTTAACATCACCATCTGAACTTTTACCATCAGGTTTTCTAGAAGTTATTTCATAATTATCTTTTAACTTTTCATCATCCCAATAATCAGTTAGTTTAACATTAAAAGG